CATGATGGCAGGTGGCATCATCCAGATGCTCACCCCGGTGCCCAAGGCCGCCAGCCAGCAAGAACAAGCCAGCACCGAGAACAAGCCAAGCTACCTGTTCAACGGCGCTTTCAACTCGACGCAGCAAGGCCTTCCGGTGCCGGTTATCTACGGGAAGATGCTGGTCGGCTCCAGCGTTGTTGCAATTGGCACCTGGGCAGAGGCGATCCCCGCATGAGCGAAGTCATTGTTGGCCGCAAAGGCGGTGGTGGTAAGGGTGGCGGAAGTGGTAGCGGTTCAGCACGCGCCGCCGTAGAAGCGCCGGACAGCCTACGTTCGCGTCAGCATGTGCGGGTACTGCATGCAATCTGCGAGGGCGAGATAGAAGGCATCGTCGGTGGGGATCAGGGCATCTTCTTCGACGATGTGCCGCTACAGAACCCCGACGGCAGCTACAACTTTTCCAGCGTCAGCATCGATACGCGCACCGGCACCCAGTGGCAGAGCTATATGCCGATCACCGGACTTGAGGCCGAGCAGTCGGTTGGCGTCGAACTGAGAGGATGGGTTCCCATCGAGCGCGCCATCACCGACACCGATGCAGATGCAGTCCGCGTGACTATCGGCGTTCCGCAGCTGTCCTCGCAGAATACGCAAAACGGCGACACAGGTGGCTCTTCGGCGATTTTTCGCCTGGAGGCCAAGCTTGGCAGCGGCGCGTGGTATCAGCTGTGCGAAGACATTTTGATCAATGGCAAAACCATGAGCCGCACGCAGTTTTCGTACTATCTGCGTTTGCCGGTATCTGGCGGCCTGCCGCGTTATATCCGGGCAACCCGAATGGGGGGCGATTCGACCAGCTCTGCGATCCAGAACCGAACGTTTTTCGATTCGTTTACGCTCATATGGGATGAAAAGCTGCGCTATCCAAATACTGCGCTGTGCGGTGTCAGCATTGATGCGCAGCAGTTCGCCAGCATTCCGCGCATGGCCTTCTTGGTCAAGGGATTGAAGGTCAGGATCCCGAGCAACTACAACCCAGTCACTCGCGCCTACACCGGATCTTGGAGCGGTTCATTTGTCCGCGCCTGGACGGATAATCCAGCCTGGATCTGGTACGACATGCTGACCAATACGCGTTATGGATTGGGTGGCCTGCTCGACTCAACGCTGATTGAAAAGTACGCGCTGTACAGCATTGCGCAGTATTGCGACGTGATGGTCCCGAACGGCTACGGCGGCATGGAGCCGCGGTTCACTTGCAACCTGGCGCTGACCACGCAACAGGACGCCTGGAAGCTCGTAAATGACATGGTGTCGGTGTTCAGGGCGATTTGCTTCTGGGCTGGCGGCACCCTGACTGCTGTACAGGATGCTCCGCGATCCAGCCGACTTCCGTTCACCAATTCGGATGTGGTCGGGGGTGAATTCAGCTACCAGTCTGTCGCCTCGGATCAGCGCTACAACGTTGCAGCTGTTACTTGGAATGATCCGCTTCAGCAATACAAACAATCGGTCGAGATCGTCGAGCGCCCAGAATTGATTGCCAAGTGGAATCGGATCCAGCAGAGCGATGTTGTGGCTGTAGGCTGCACGTCGCGCGGGCAGGCTCGGCGCCTGGGCCGCTGGCTGCTATACGCCGAAAGCGAGGCGGTAACCTTTGCTGTCGGCGCTGCCGGTGCTCTTCCAGTCCCTGGCGATATCATCGACATCGCTGATGCCAATCGGGCCGGCGCACGTAATGGCGGGCGACTGCTGGCGGGGAGCACGGCTTCAACCCTGTTGCTGGATGCTCCAATCGGCTTTGCGGGTGCGGGCGTTGTTGGCGTGGTCATGCCTGATGGTAGTTATGCGAGCGCAGCTGTGACTGTAGGCACCGGCGCGACATCAATCACTGTGTCCCCGCCGCTTGCGACAGCACCGCTGGCTACTGCGCCGTGGGTTTTTTCGACTCCGGCACTGGATACGCAGAAGTTTCGCGTTATCGGTATCAGCGAAGGTGACGACGGCACCTACGCGATCAACGCCGTGGCGTATGACCCGGACAAGTTCAACCAAGTCGAGTACGGCACACCGGACGTCGACAACCCGACCAGCATCGTCAACCTGGCTAAGCCAGATGCAGTCGGGCAGCTGACGTTCCTTGAGTCGCTGTACGACACCGGTACTGGACTTGCCGCCGCGCGACTGTCGGTCAGCTGGACCCAGTCGGCGCGGGCGATGCGCTATCAGATCGAGGTAATGAAGCCGGGAGGGAACTGGGAGTATGTCGGTGAAGTGTCGACGCCCAGCATCGACTTCGATTCTGCATCCTCGGGCCTGTGGTCCGTTCGTGTTACGCCAAAGTCCGTGCTCGGACTCTCCGGCGAGGCATCGATCCAGACCTATACCGCTCAGGCGTTGCTGGCGCCACCGACGGCGCTAGTCGGCCTGAGGCTGGACGTCATCAACAGCGTAGCAACGCTGGCGTGGGACCCCGTTCCAGAGCTGGACGTGAAGCTTGGCGGCAGTATCGCCATTCGTCATGCGCGCAATACCGCGGCCACTTGGGACGCCGCTTTGCCGCTGATCGAGGTAGCGGGGCGCTCAACATCGTCCGTGGTGGCGTTGCTGCCGGGCAAGTACCTGGCGCGTGCGGTCGACTCCTCTGGAGTCGGCGGGCCTATCACCGAGGTCTGGTCGGATGCGCAGGCAACTCTGCCGTCCAACGTGGTGCTGACGGTTACCGAGTCGCCTGCCTTCACCGGGGAGGCGGTCAATGCAGCCGCTGCAGAGGGGGTACTGAAGCTGTCGGGTGCTGGGCTCGTGGATGATGTGACGGATATCGATGCGCTGCTCGGCGAGATTGATAAGTACGGCGGCTCGTTGCTGTCGGCGACGTACAGCTTCGCTGCGCCGGCGGACCTCGGCTACGTCTATGACTGCCGACTGACCGCTGATGTAGAGGCCGCGCTGTATGACGACGGTACCTACATCGACTCAGTGGTGGACTTCGATGTACTGCTCGGCATTGATGGTGATCCGCCTAGCGGCGCCTCGCTGTCGCTCTGGGTGCGCACATCGGACGTTTACCCAGAAGCGTGGTCGGCGTGGAAGCCGTTTGTCGTCGGCGACTATCGCGCGCGCCTGTTCGACTTCCAGTTGCGCGGATCTGTCCAGCTGACTTCGCACTGGATCGACGTTTCCAAGCTTGAGGTGGTGATCGACATGCCCGATCGCATTGATAGTGGAAATGACCTTCCAGTTCCCGCGGGCGGTTTGGTTATCAGCTATTCGCCGCCGTTCAACGCAACCCCTGCTGTCAGCCTTACCGCGCAAGGGCTTTCCCCTGGCGACTACCTGGACGTCTCGGTAAAGACGGCTACCGGCTTCACCGTCTTCATCCGCAATTCCGGCGGAGTCGCCCAGTCGGGCCGCTCTATCGACTACATCTCAAAGGGATACTGACCTATGTCGCAGCATGATATGGACGTTGCCAATGGGCCTGGCCTAACGTTCCGAACCGATATGAATGCCGCTCTACAGGCGCTCGCCTCGCAAAGCAGCGGAGCGGGAGCGCCAGGTACGACACTCCCCTGTCAGGTCTGGGCTGACACTGGCACGAATCGCTTGAAAAAGCGTAACAGCGCGAATACTGCCTGGCTGGATATGGGACCGCTGGACTCCACACTGCGGGATGCCGTCAGTGCGAGCAGTTTTGCCGTCGATTCCGGAGCGGCCAATGCTTATGTGTGCAACTTTACGCCTGCCATCACTGCCCGTAGCGATAGCGTTCCCATCCGTTTCAAAGCGGTCACCGCTAATACTGGGGCCTGCACAATCAATGATGGCCTTGGTGTCGTAGCGCTCGTCGGGGGCGCTCACTCCGCTCTCCAGGGTGGCGAAATTGTTGCTAACGGCGAGGCATGGGCTCAGTGGAATAGCTCCGTTGGCGGAGGCTCTTACATCTTGCTGTTCTGCACCGGGGCTGCAGAGCAAGTGGCCAACGCCACGCAAAGCCAGCACGCGCTGACGCTGGGACAAGCGACGACGTTGCTTAGTCAGCCTGGAAAGGTCGACTGGTTTGCAATAATGTCTCCACCAGCTGGCTTCTTGGCGGCCAACGGCGCAGCAGTGTCGCGGGTGACGTTCGCAACCCTGTTCAACGCCATCACAGCGCAGCCAACCGGCACGGTTACATCGGGCAGTAACAGCATTTCAAGCGTGGCCAGCCCGCAAGCCATGTGGGTCGGCATGCCGATTAGCGGACCCGGTATTCCCGTAGCCGCAACTATCACTGCCGTTGGTGGCAGCACCATCACACTGTCTGCAAACGCCACGGCCACCGCTACAACAACCGTTGTTATCTGCCCATTTGGTGTGGGTGATGGCTCGACCACGTTCAACGTTCCAGAAATGCGCGCCAGGGTGGCACGCGGTTGGGATAATGGCGCGAACGTTGATACCGGGCGGGTGTTTGGTAGCTATCAGGCCGATGCATACCCGTCGCACAACCACTCGCTTCCCGGCGCTGGGTCATTCTTCACAACGGCAGCCAGTGGCGGCAGTACCACACTTGCGAACTGGTCTGCAGGTAACACAGGCTCTTCGGGTAGTGGTTCAGAGACTCGAGTGAAGAGCACTGCACTTTTGGCGTGCATTAAATACTAAGGAGCGACACATGATTGTTTTCAGTTATTACCCCGATACGTTTGAATTCGCCGGTTACGCGGACGCTTACGAGTCGCCACTAGAGCCTGGCGTGTACCTTATTCCGGGCAACGCTACTGCCATCGAACCGCCAGCGTTCGACGCGGCTGTCGCGATCTGCAAGTTTGACGAAGCCGCACAAGAATGGCTGTTGAGCGAGCGACCAGCGCCCGAGCCGGAACCCGAGCCGGAACAACCGCCTGCATATACGCCGTCCGAGCTTGCCAGGATGCAGCGCACCCAGCTTCTGTACATGTCTGATTGGATGATGACGCGGCATAACGACGAACTGCTGATGGGCGTCACTCCATCACTTACACCAACCAATC